CGACAATCTAAAATGGCATAGTTCAACCAAAGCGGGTCCTAACGGACCTGCTGCGATTGTCTCTAGTTCCATAGATGCCATTGCATTAGCAATGTCACCTGGGACACTAGCCTTGTTTCAGCAAGGATGCCAGGCTGTAGGGATGGACTACTTGAAGGAAGCCGTTACAAATATTCATAACGACTATCTTCAATTAGAACCCAGACCTACAGTCCGATGGCCTGATCAGATTACTCTTGCTAAACTAGCTTATCTTAGCGATAAAGCTGGTAAAACAAGAATAGTCTACATCATGAATTATTGGTGGCAAGAGCTTCTCCTACCTTTGCATAATGCATTGATGGGATGGCTCCGCCTCCAATTTCAAGATGGAACCTACGACCAAAGGAAAGCAGCATCCACTGTAAAACAATGGACTAAAGAGGGAAAACCTCTTTGGTCTTTTGACCTTACAGCTGCTACTGACCGATGGCCGAAGGCTCATCAGAAAATCGTATTAGATTGTCTAGTTGGCCCCATCTGGTCAAAGATATGGGATGACGGTTTAAGGATTACTCCTTATTCCTACCCCCATAAACAATGGGTAACATATGCTGTTGGACAACCTATGGGTGCTTACGCATCCTGGGCTGCCTTGGCATGTGCTCACCATTGGTTGATCAGATGGTGTGCTAGTGAACAGGGTGTAGAAATGGGATGTTATGTAGTGCTAGGTGACGATGTCGTTATTTCTAACGAAAAAGTCGCCCATCACTACAAACAATGTCTTGATGACCTTGGGGTAACCATATCCCAAGGAAAGTCCATAACTCACGATAAAGTGAGAGATGGATCCTCTGCGGAATTTGCCAAAAGGCTATTCCACAATGGTCAAGATATCTCACCAATTAGTCCTGAATACTTTCGTAGGGTATGGGATAACCATGAAATATGGCTATTCTCTAACCTACTAGAGGAATTCAGAGACAAATTTGGTCAGGTAGTCGTAAGACTTCCAGACAACACCCTCCGTTTCCCCCCTCAAATATTTAAACTTTTACAGTCCTTACCCAAGGACCATAGGTTTAAATTATTTGTGACGATTAGTGATCCTAGTAGTCCTCAATGCCTCTGTGAAGAGGGTAAAGAGGATTTAAACTATTTAGGATATCTATCTATTCCCGACCCTTGGGCCGGTGTAGATAAATCCACAGCCTGTCTCTATAGAGATGGGCTGATGACTAATCGTCTTGCTTCTCTATATGAATCCTTAACTAAGTTAAGAGATTCACTAGAAAGCAAGGATGCTAGTGGAAACAAACTAGCTGGCTATCTTATTGAGTTACCTTCACATCCCATCCATTCGATTATTAGTCGACTGGGTGAGAGTATAAAGGACTCAGCAAAATCCTTGGTAAAGTTGGACATGAATAGTTCAACTTTACTAATGATGGATGCTGATTTTCTCAATAAGTTACTTACCCAAGGTATGAGTTATCGTCAATGGCAGGACCAAAAGTCTCGCCGATTGAAGGTAAATCATACTTTGAGTTTGCAACTACACAGATTGGTAGCAGAAGACTACTTATTGGATGTTAATCCTTATCCTGAGGAGGGGTAAATTCCTCAGACGGATTAACAGAAAATAAGTAATCAGTACTTAGTGCCGAATAGGCTTACCCTTGGGGGGTTAATCCAAGGGGAAATTTAGACGGGCACCTTTACCGGTGCAGATCGCCA